CCCTCGCGTGGTTGTGACCACGACGCCGCGGCCGACGCCGCTCGTGCGGGCTCTGGCCATCGCGGCGACGACGCACGTCACGCGGGGGCGCACGCGGGACAACGCGCGGAACCTCGCGCCGGGTGTCGTCGCGACGCTCACAGCGCGCTACGGCTCGACCCGCCTGGGGCGGCAGGAGCTCGACGGCGAGATCCTCGACGATGCCCCCGGCGCGTTGTGGCGGCTGGCACAGTTCGACGCCGCGCGCGTCGACGCCGCACCCGATCTGCGTCGCGTGGTCGTCGCGATTGACCCGGCGGTCACGGCACACGAGGGCAGCGACGAGACGGGCATCGTCGTCGCGGGCATCGGCCTCGACGGGCGCGCCTACGTACTCGAGGACCTGTCGGGCACCTACCCCGCCGAGCAGTGGGCGCGCCGCGCCGTCGAGGCGTACCGCCGCCACAAGGCCGACCGCATCGTGGCCGAGGTCAACAACGGTGGCGACCTCGTGGCGTCGGTCCTGCGCACGGTCGACCCCGCGTGCCACGTCGTGTCGGTGCGCGCGAGCCGTGGTAAGGCACTGCGGGCCGAGCCGGTCGCGGCGCTCTACGAGCAGGGGCGCGTTTCACACGTCGGGCTGCTGGCGCGCCTCGAGGACCAGTGCGCGGGATGGGACCCGGCGACGGACACCTCGAGCCCCGACCGCCTTGACGCTCTCGTGTGGGCTCTCACTGATCTCGTGGTGGACAGGCCGATCGCTCCTTTGCAAGCGCGGCCAATGCTGGTACGGTCGCAGGGCCGCGCATGGTAGACACGATCACAGGCTACGAGGCGTCTGCGCTACGCGCTCCACCGAGCGCCTTTCTCGCGCGCGCGCCGTACAACGATCGTTTCCAGTACCGGCTCGGCAGCGCGCTCACGCCGCAAGCGCTCACGGCGATCCAGCGGCAGGCCGACATCGGCTACCTCTACCAATGGGTCGACGCGCTCGATGAGCTGCGCGAGGCAGACCCGCACCTCCACGCCGAGCTCTTCCGACGCGAGGCGATGGTCGCTGGCGCCGCGTGGGATATCGAGGCACCGGAGGACTCGGGCGACGCGGGCGCAAAGATCGCTGACTACGTCAAGCGCGTGCTGTGCGAGCTGGACGGCCGCGGCGACATGGCGCTGTCTTTCCCCGATCTGCTGCATCACCTCCAGCAGGGCGTTTACTACGGTCGGTCGGTCGCCGAGGTAATCTGGTCGCAGGACGGTCGACGCCCGATCAGCGCGGAGTTCGTTCACCCCCGACGCCTGGCGTATGCGACCGATTGGCGAATCCATCTCTGGGACGCGACAGGCTCTGGCACGGCGATCAACGTGCCACGCACCGACGCAGAGCAGGCGTTTGCTCAGTTCCCCGGCGTGCCGCTAGACCTCTTCCCCGCGGGCAAGTTCGTCGTGCATCGCCCGCGCGTCCGCGGAGGCTATCCGACGCGCGAGGGACTCGGCCGCACCGTGTGCTGGTACTCGCTTTTCAAGCGGTTCTCCATGCGCGATTTCCTCGCGTTCGCCGAGTGGGCCGGTCGCGGTCTGCGGGTCGGGCAGTACAGCAGCGGCACAGGCCCTGATGCGCCCGTGCGCGCGGCGCCGGAAGACGTCGCTGCGTTGCAGGACGCGCTGGAGGCAATGTCGAGCACGATCTCTGTCGTGATCCCCGACACGACGCAGCTCAAGGTGCTCGACGCGCCGAACGTGAACGCAATCCACGAGCACCTCGTGGCGGTCTGCAACGCCGAGATGTCCAAGGCGATCGTGGGCAGCACGCTCGCGAGTGACGTCGGTGCCACGGGCGGCAACCGGGCGCTCGGCGAGGTGCACGAGCGAGTCACCCTGATGATCGCATCGCGCGACGCAGAGGTGCTCTCGGCGACGCTCAAACGCGATCTGATCGCGCCGATGGTCGAGCGGCAGTTCGGTCGCGGCGCTCCAGTGCCGACGATCCGATTCGCGACCGATCCCGGTCAAGACCTCGATGCGCTGGCGAAGCGCCTCGACGTGGCGGCGCGAGCCGGGATCGCCATCTCGCAGGCTGACGCGCGTCAGATGCTCCAGATCCCCGATCCCGCCGAGGGCGCGCCGCTCATGGTGCCGCGGTGACTGACGTCGACCTTACGCCCCCGCAGGGCGCGCAGGAGGCAGCGCGCCGTGCCCTTGCAGCGCGCGCGAAGAAGCCGCCGTCGCAGCGCGGCATGACACCCGTTGGCCTCGCTCGCGCTCGCGATCTTGCCAACGGCAAGAGCCTCTCGCCCGATACCGTGCGCCGGATGCTCGCGTACTTCGCCCGTCACGAGGGCGACAAGCAGGGCTCGTCGTGGGACGAGCAGGGCAAGGGCTGGCAGGCGTGGAACGGCTGGGGCGGCGACGCGGGCTACGCGTGGGCGCGCAAGGTCGTGCGGCAGTTGGAGTCGAGAGAGATGAGCGAGTCGAGCATTCACGCGCCGAGCGTGCCGATCACGATGGCTGCGGATCCCGTCTCGCAGTCCGTAATCCAAGTCGCCCGGGCGGGAGCCTTCAAGGGTCATCCGCAGGGCGGATTTGCGATGGACGGGGAAACCTTCGCGGGGATCATTCGGAATTTTGCCGGGTCAAAAAACCGCCGCGTGCCCGTCGACTACGAGCACGCGACCGAGATGGTGAGCGCGCCAGGCGTGCTCCAGCACGGCGCGCCTGCGGTCGGATGGGTCACGGCGCTGGAGATGCGCGGCGACGACCTCTGGGCCGTCGTTGATTGGGTCGACACGAACGCCGTCGAAGCGATCCGCAGCGGTCGCTACGCTTACTGCTCTCCCGCGATTGTGTTCGGCGCCGTCGATCCTGAGAGCGGCGAGAACATCGGCGCGCGGCTCACATCCGTCGCGCTCACGAATCGGCCGTTCCTCGACGGCATGGAGCCTCTTACGGCGCGCGACCCGCGCGTCGCATCGCTCTCGCCTGAGAGCGTGCACGTACCCGCGGCCGCCAAGGCCGAAAGGACACCCAAGATGGAAGACGAAAAGAAGATGGCGGATATGCCCGCCCCGCCGCCCAACAAGACGATGGCGCGGCTCCGCGCGATGGCCGCGAAGTACATGGCCATGGACGAGCACGAGGCGACCGAGAACGAGATCGTCGACGCCATCGAAGGCCTGCTTGAGAAGTTCGAGCAGTCGCAGATGGCCGAAGCGGCGAACATGAGCGATCGTGTGATCGCTGAGGGCCGCGCCCCCGCCGCCGCTCGCGATCGTCTCGCGAAGCTCTGCCGCGCCGACCGCGCGACGTTCGACGCGCTCTACCCCGGGGGCGAGGCCCCTGCGGCCGACGCCAAGCTCATGAGCGCGCGCGTTGCCCCGCAGGGCGGCGCCCCCGCCGAGCGCGTCCCCGCCGCCCCTGTGCGCCACGCCGACGCCGCCGCGGACCGCGCGGCGCGCCTGATGTCGGCCGGAACGCTCGATTACAAGACCGCCCTTCTGCAGGCCTCGCGCGAGCTCCGCGATGAGGCTCTCCAGCCCATCACCGCCATCCTCGGAGGCCTCAAGTGACTACGTCCCGTCGCAACATCCAACTCGTCGCCCCTTTCGCCGTGTCGTCGCTGACGGCCGTCGAGGGCGCCGTGCTCGTGCAGGGCTCGGCTGACAACAGCGCCGCTCTCCCCGCGGGCGCCGACCCGAACCCCGTGAGCGTCGCCCTGCTCGGGCTCTCGCTCTTCGCCGTGACCTCGACGCAGACCGGCGCTGACGTCGTGACCGCCGGCATCTTCCCCGGTGTCGCTGCCGCGTCGATCTCGCGCGGGCAGGCGCTCACCGTCGCCAACACCAGCGGTGGCGTGAAGGCGGCTGCCCCGGCCGCGGGAGCGAACGTCGCGATCATCGGCTACGCCATGGAAGACGCCTCGTCGGGCGAGCGCGTAGCCATCGACATCCGCATCGGCGCCCTGCAGGGCGCGTGAGGTAGAGACCGTGAACATCAACGAACTCCAGCAGCAGATCCTCGGCGCTCACGGCATGGGCGCTGGCGACGTGGCTCACGTCATGAGCCTCTCGCCGTCGACGGTGCACATCGACCGCGCGCTCACGAACCTGGTCGCGCAGTACAACAACCGCGATTACATCGCCGACTACGCCCTGCCTGTGCTGACCGTGAAGCACCGCTCGGACAAGATCTTCGCGTTCCCGGTGACCACGATGCAGGAGATCGCCGACTCGGCGGTGGCCGGCGTCCGTGGGCAGGTGAGCGAGGTGAAGTACTCGCTCAACTCGAACCTCACCTACGCCGTGAGCGATTACGCGCTCATGGATTTCGTGAGCAACGACGAGATCGCCAACGCCGATGCGCCCCTGCAGCCGAAGATCTACGCGCAGGACATCGTGATGAACTTCCTCATGCTCGCGCGTGAGAAGCGCGTCGCCGACGTGGTTTTCGGGTCGGGCAACTACGGCGCGAACACCGCCGCGCTCTCGGGCGCCGACCGCTGGGACACCGCCACGAGCGATCCCATCCAGAAGATCGAAGACGCCATTGAGTCGTGCTTCGTTCGCCCGAACACGATGATCATCGGCGCGCAAGCGTGGATCAAGCTGCGACAGAACCCCAAGGTGCTGCAGTACATCCTCTCGCGCGCTTCGACCGCCGCGGGCGCCGTGCCGATGCGCGTGAACGAAGAGCTCTTCGCGGAGGCGTTCGGCCTCGACGAAGTGCGCATCGGTCGCGCGAAGTACAACACCGCGGCCGAGGGCGCCACCGCGTCGTCGGGCTACCTCTGGGGAAAGTCGTGCGCGCTCATCCGCGTCGAGAAGACCCCCTCGCCCCGGGCGACGAGAACCTTCGGGTACACGTTCCGCTTCGGCGCCATCGAGACGCGCGAGATCGTCGACAACCTCCGCGGCGTTCGCGGCGGCGTGTTCCTCAAGACGTCGCACTCCGACTCCGAGTTCGTGATCGGTGGCGAGACGACGGGCTTTCTCTACACAACGGTCGTCTCCTGATGGCACGGCGCCGCGCGACACAAGCGGCGCCGACGCCGCGAGAGCCTGCGGAGACTAGCGCCCCGTCGTTGGTTCCGCAGGCACCTCGCTACCTCGCTCGCGTGGTGATCCACGCGGGCTACGGGATCACGTATCAACCAGGCGACGAGATCCCCGAGCGCGTTGCGTTCGACGGGTTCACCGAGGGTAGAGAGTATGACCGAGCAGACGACGATCGCGACCTCGGCTGATCTCACTGCGCGCCTGTCGACGCAGGTATACACACGGCTCTTCGCGAAGAACGGCGGGAGCACGGTAGATACGACGTTCCGTGATCTGTGCATCGCAGAAGCGAACTCACTGTTCCGCACGATGACCCGCGTTGCGTTCGCACAGGGCGTCTACGCGACGACGGACACGGTTGACCCGGCGCTCGTCGGTTGCGTCGTCGACCTCGCTTGCGAGATCGCCGCGCGGCGCCACGGGCTGTGGGACGAGCAGGGGAGCTTTGCCGAGCAGGGGCGTCGTGCGCGCGAACTGATCAAGCAACTCAACCGCGACGCCGATGCGCGCGCCCCGGGCTCGACGCAGACGCCTCCGTTGCCTCGGGCGCAGGCGCTCAACGTGCAGACCTCCGTCGGGCAGAACACGAACGTCTGGAACAGAATCGCCGACTACAAAGACACAGGCGGCTTCTGATGTCGCTGGTGGGCGCCGTCGACGCAATGCGCTCTGCGGTCGTGCGCGCGCTGCCTCCGGCGCTCGCGGCAGGAGGTCGTCTTGTCGCGGCGTTCGCGAAGGCAAATCACCCATACGTCAACCGCACATTCCGTTTGCAAACAAACACCGAGTACCAGTTCACCGAGGGCTCGTTCGAGGCGGGCTATCGCGTGCGCGTAGACGGCGGGATGCCGTACGGATCGTTCGTCGAGAACGGCACAATCCGCTCGCGTCCCTACCCGTTCATGTGGCCCGCATGGCGCGCGATGCGTGATACTGTCGCCGAGGTAGTCGCCGCCTCCATGGTCGGCGCAATCGAGCGTCTTCCATGAGCCTCGCCACAATCGACTCTGCGATCCTCACCGCGCTTGCGGGCGCCGTTGCGGTGCCTGCTACGAGCTCCGCGCCGTTTGCGCTCGCGGGGCGCTACGCAGGCCCCGTGACCCGCGAGGGACTATCGCGCGTCTGCGGCGGTCAATTCCCGTCGGCGCTCCTGCGGTTCGACGGAGAGCAGCCGCAGCGCATCGTCAACACGCTGGCCGGTGTTGAGGACCGAGGCATCGCGACGTGGTCGATCATCGTTGCGCTCGAGGAGCCGCGCGCCATCGACGACGCAATCAACCAAAGCGCTGCGGGCGCTGCGGGCATCCTGCAGTGCCTCGACGTAGCCATTGGCGCCGTCAACGGTCTGATCGTGACGCCCGCCGGTACGACGTGGCGTGATCGCCCACTGCGAGCCGCCGCAGCCGTGCCAGAGCTCGTCGATGAGGGCGTCTGCTACGCCTACTCGGTGCGCATCGAGGCCATGCGTGACCTCGACCAGGCGACCAACCCCGACCCGGGCGCAGGCCTGCCAGAGCTCAACCCCGTCGTCGGCGCCGTCGATCTTGAGGGCACCGCGTTCGAGAGCAACCCGTTCGTTTCATTCACCTCGGAGCCCAACCCATGATGCTGTTGATTCAAGCCGTTGAGGGCCGTCACCTCTCAATGGTCGACGCGCGCGGCGTCGCCCTTCGGGGGCGGTTCGCCGGTCGCGACAGGGCCGGTGCGCCCCTCGCCGATGGCGAGCTCGTGCCCGATCACATCCACTATCGCCGCGCGATCTCGCGTGGTGACGTCGCCCTCGTGGCAGAGCAGGAGTAGCAATGGCGATCTCGATTCCCGGCCTCGCGGCGTCGACGAAGACCCCGAGTGTCTATCTCAACGTTGTGCTCGGTGGCCCCGGCACGAGCGCGGGTGCAGCCCCGCAGAAGATCCTGCTGATCGGAAACAAGATCACGACGACTCTTACGGGCGCCGCTCCGGCGTTCGAGGTCGGCATGGGTCTGATGGCCAACGCGACGCCGACTTTCTGTGCGTCGACCGGTGACGCGCTCCAGCTCGCGGGACAGGGCTCGGAACTGCATCGGATGGCGCGCGCCGTGTTTGCGCAGGATCCGACCGCCAACGTGTGGCTCGCGTCGTGCGCCGAATCGGCGGGCGCGGCAGCTTCGGCAGCGCTCACGGTCGCCACGACGGCGACGGGCGCGTTCTCGGTGCGTCTGCGCCTCTGCGATCAGGTGCTCGACGTTGCCGTAGCGTCGGGCGACACCGCGACGAGCATCGCGACGAACATCGCGACCGCGATCAACAACGCGGCTGACCTCCCGTACACGGCGCAGTTCGCCCTCGGCGTCGTGACGATCACGGCCAAGAACAAGGGGTTGCGAGGCAACTCTCTGATCGTCGACGCGTACATCACCGCGCCGTTCACGCCGATCGAACTGCGGATCACGTCGTCGTCGACCTCGTCGCCGTTCGGCACGACGTTCCAGTGGACGTCGGTCGGCTCGGTGATCGGGCAGGAATACCCGCTCTCGGGCGGCACGACGGCGGACTCCATCGCCAACGTGCTCGCGTCGGTCGCGGCGATGAAGTTCGATCGCATCGTGGTCGCCTCGAACGACGCGACGAACGTCGGTCGGCTGGTCACGCATCTCGACAACCTCGCAGCCGTCACCGTGGGCCTGCGTCAGCAGGGCATCGCGACGACCATCGACACGCTCGCCAACGCGACGACGCTTGCCACCGGGCGCAACGCCTCGCGTCTCCAGATTGCGTGGCACTACGCGTCGAAGATCCCCGGCCCTGAGGTCGCCTCCACGGTAGCCTCCGCGCGACTCGCGGGTGACGGATCGCTCGGTGGTTCGCTCGTGGGCGAGTCCAGCGACCCCGCTGCGAACCTCGACGGCGTCCAACTCGCCACCGTGCTCGCGCAGACGGGCATCGCCGATCAGCCGACGTCGACGGAGGTCGAAAGCGCGCTCAACAACGGACTCGCGGTGCTCACCCCGAGCGGCGCGCGCCCCGGGTTCTGCGTTCTCGCGCGCAGCATCACGACGCGCTCGCTCTTCAACGGCACGCCGAGCTACTCGGTGATCGACACGGCGTTCGTGACCGTGTGCGACTACGTCGCCGACGATCTGCAGATCAGCATCGCGACGACCTATCAGGGATTCAAGCTCGGCGCTGACAGCGCGAGCGGGCTCCCGCCGCTCTCCCCGCGCGTGACGACGCCCTCGCTCGTGCGATCGTACATCCTCGACCGTCTCGCGGGCTACGAGGCTCGCGCGATCCTGCGCGACGTAACGGTCAACGCGTCTCTTCTCGTGGTCGAGGCCGACACCGTGGTGAGCGGTCGCCTCAACTGCGAGATTCCCTGCGAGCCCGTCTCGGGCCTGCACATCGTCGCTGGCAACGTGCGCCAGCTCGCGAGCCTGTGAGGAGCTGACAGATGGCAACCGTATATTCAGGACCGGGCTTCGTGACCATCAACGCCGTGCCGGTGCTGCAGTCTTCGAGCATCGACTTCGACGTCGACACGCAGAACAAGGACGTGCAGACGCTTCTGCTCGGCACCGCCGGGTTCAGCGTCGGGCCGCAGAAGGTCATGGTCCGTGTCGACAACGCAATCCCGCAGTCGGGCATGGAGTTCAACTGGGTCGCGCTCGCGCTCGCGCAGCAGGTCGTGACGCTCGGGTTTCGCCTCGCCGGCACGACCTACACGTGCACGGGCGACATCCGCACCGTCAAGGCGGGCACGAAGGTGGCCGACGCCAACACCGTCTCGTGGGAGTTCCACGGGAAGATCACTTCGACGGCGTGACGTGGTAGCCTGCGCGCGTGAGCGATCTTGACCGCTTCCGCGTAGGCTCTCCTCTCGCAAAGCTCCTCGCGGGTCGCGCGCGCCCGCACAAGGCCTTCGACCTCGACATCGTACGCCTCGACGGCAAGAGCACTGTGCGCCTGGCGGTGCAGGCGCTCACTGCCGACGACGCCGCGCGTGCTCATGCCGAGGCCATAAAGTGGCTCGTGAGCACGGGCGGGTGGCACCGCGAAGACCTCATCGGCGACGCGGGCGATGCGGTGCTGAACCTCGAGGTGATGGTGCAGACGCTCGCGCGCGCGCTGGTCGATCCTGAGAAGCCCGACACGCTCTTCGCTGCCGACGCGGCAGAGGTGCGCCGACATTTTGAGGTCGACGAAATCCGCGCGTGTTGGGACGAGTATCTGTCGTGGTCGCAGGAGCGCTCGCCGTTCCGCTCGCTCAAGACTCTCGACGAAGTTCGTGAGGTAGCTGACGCGTTGGGAAAAGGGCAGGCCTCCATGACCAGCTTGCCGCGCTACGAGTACGGTACGCTGCGCGCCATCATCACTGCACTGGTCGACCGGCGTGCGACATGGACGACGGCGAACTCCTCGGGTATCTCGCAGCCGACCGTCTCGCACGACGACTACTCCGAGAGCTTGACCCCGACGATTGAGATCCACGAGGGCTAGGCCATGGCGCGCGCGGTACTCGAAATTGACGCCAACACATCGGGCATCGCGGCAGCGTTCGGCGCGATCCGTACGCAGGCGCAGGAGACAGAGCGCGCCGTGCGCGGCTCGCTAGGCAATCTCTTCGCGGGCATCCCGCAAGGCTCGCGA